CATGTACTCCTGAGCAAACTTATTGACCAAACCAGCTTCAATAAACTCTCTCTTCTTTGCATCTAGTTTCTTTTCACTAAACTGCGACTCCCATAACGGTTTACCATCTTCTATAGCTCTATAAAAGTTTACGTCCCAAGGATATGTCCTTTTGTCCTCTTGTGCCTTTTTCCAACCATCATACGTCATTTGCAGGTAAGAGTCATAGTGTACAATAGTTCCAGAAAGCCATATCCAGCCCTCCTTGCCCGGTGTTTCTTCTAAGGCAGGGTACACTGTGGATACGATCCACTTCTTGATGTCTGCACGCCTTTCTGGCGTTTTTGTATTTAATTCTGATTCAAAGTCATCAAGGACAATACCAGTATATCGTACATCTACCTCTGCTCTACCCCTAAGCCTTTGTGATGTACCTTTGGATATTACCCTGTCACCTTTTGGTGTAACTAAATCTTTTTCTGTCCAGCGTTTACCTACACTACCACCATCCATATTACCAAAGTAGTATCGTATCATCTTGTTGTTTTCAAAGTGAGAGCGGATATACTTTAAATGATCTATGGCCTGTGACTGTTCTTCTGATACCCATGCAATAAAATGTTGCTGATCATCAGCCGCAAAGCAAAGTTTATGCATGATAGCGGCTTTGGCTACTACAGATTTACCATGACCTCTTGGTATAATATTACATATCCTAGCTCCGGGTTTTGTATCTATCATTTTCTGACCCATTTCGTAATGAAAGGGTGCTGATTCTGATTTCTTTAGGAAGTCATTAGGAAGAAAGGCTCTTCCAAAGTAGATAAGGTTTTTATATGCTTTTGCTAGTACCTCATCTCTCCTGTCCATCTCTGATGGAGGTGGGGTAATATTAAAACTCATTCAGATAATTGTTTCTTTGTTTCTGGTAATATACCCTGTTCAAATGCTTTGAGTTTGTCTCTACTAAAACCAGAGAACTCTTGTATCAGTGCTACAGAATCTACTTTCTTTTCTGTAGACAGTAATCCAGATATTTTCATCAGTGTCTCCAAGGCTCTAAGCTTATCATTATCTTTTGAATCTGATTTGTCTACAATATCTTTGGTACTCTCTAGTAAGTATCTTTTTGTAATACCTACCTCTGACATTAAGTTTTCTATTTCTTTATCCACTGCTTGCCTCACTGTTTTGTTTTTAAGTAGTAGTGTTGATCTTCTTTCTGCATGGCCTACGCTTTTTGTATTTGGAAATGCTTTTTGATATGCTTCTATGGGTTCCATACCATGTGCAATATACTTAGCAAAGTTTTTCTTAGCCGATGTTAAATGGCCTTGAGTTGCTACATCATATCCAGATCGTTTTGAAAATCTATACATTTCATCCTTAACTGAACCGCTAAAAGGAAGTTTACTTTTTAAACTAAACATTCCTATGATCGTTCTCGTATATGGAGTTTTTTTCTTTCTCTTGTAAGCAAAAGAACCTTTTTTAAGTACTTGCACTATTTTACCATCGTCTGCAAGACACCAGTCCCCTTCCTCTGCTTTCTTCCAGTCTGTAATCAGAGGTGTGTTAGGATGTGCAGTACGAAACTCCAATTCAGATTCGTAAGCAAAATGCTTTACGCCTTTGATAGTACGGCTTAGTGCCAACTAATTAGGCTCTTCGTCTGTAAACAGGTTTACGTCTAATATCTGTAGTTCCGGCATATTCTTCATGCGGTACAACAATTCGGATATTAAACCTATTTGCTTAGAGTTGGGGTCTATAACATCCATAAGCTGTAGTTCTGCTGATATCTCACGGCAACGCTCTAAGTTTTCATAAACGTTACCAATCTCGAAGTCACCAGATAAAGCTTTTTGGTATAATGTTTTGTATTCTGACATGATTTAATTTAATAAAAACTTGACTACTATGTTTGATATAATATATATTTAATTATCCTAGTTTAGTTTGCGGTTGGTTATTTATAATAGTACTATAGTATATATAGTATAGTAGTATATATAGTATATAGTATATATAATATATATATAATATATATATAGTAATATAGTATATATAGTAATATATAGTAATTATAGTAAGTAGTAAATAGTAATATAGTATATATAGTACCGCCTTTGTATTTGTAGTACCGCCTTTGGGGAAAACTTCCAAAAATTTTAAAAAAAAATAATAGTATGTGTGTTTCTCTTTTTTTGCACACGACCGCCCCCCTAATCCGTTTCTAGGTTAGAATTATTGTGTTAGAAAAACCAAATTGACTTAAGCCAGTTATATTATAGACCGCAATTTTTTTTTAAAAAACTTTAAATATTTGGGAACTTTTTTCATTTCTGGAACGTATAATAGTCAAAGACATTGACTAAATGTCTTGATGTTCTTTGACAATTATACGAATTGATTGCTGACCGTGAACTATCTGGTCAATGCGTGAAATACCAGAGTTAGCAATCGCTACATAATGAACAATGTACTATGTAGTAACCTATTAATTAATTATCAATCTAAAATAAAATGGAGTATTAAAATGCAATTACATGATCTTAATAACATTACTGACTTAGTACCAGTTACAGAATCTAATCAAGTTACAGAATCCAATGATATTACCTATGGTAATGGACTTGCTTGGGATACACCAGTTCATAAAGAGCCAGTGTATTTTCAAGATGGTTCCCAGAATCCTATGGTTTATGGAATTAGATTAGGTGATGAAAATAAACTACTAGCTGGTAATGTATCAGCAAGTTATGAACTTATACATAATAGAGAATTAGTAGATGTTTGCGTGGGCGAGATATTAGGCCCATCAGATATTCAATTCTCACATCATTATAGGTTCTTTAATAACAAGGGTATTTTCAGAGATATATACTATGCTGACAATACCATTGAAGGACATGTCCCAGTAGTTGGGGATACTATCAGGCTAGTTGCTGAGATTATCAATTCTTACAATGGTAGTACTAGAGCGGGAATCAGATTCTACTTTCAAAGACTGGTATGTGAAAATGGTATGACATCTAATAAATATGGATTTGGATGTACGTTTGAACATAGAGGTCAAGGTAGTTTTAACTGGCAAGATCAGATTATTAGAGCAACCTCTATTCTCAGGGGATCGGCTCAGTCTCAGCTAAACGCTTTTGTACAGAATTGCGGTAAGTTACAGAAACCAGTTGACAATACAGATATAGCTTTAATCAGAGAAAAATACTTGGATAAGTTACCTACACAACAGTTTGGGCAACTTATGGATAAGTACTATGTTGATAAAGACTATACAGCTTGGGGTTTACTAAATGCAGGAACTAATGTCTTATGGCATCCTGACCGTAAAAACCCTAGAAGACTGACTAATGCTAACTTTAGCAACAACACAATAGTAGTTGACGGTCTTCTACAATATGCAACAGATACCTATGAAGGTGATGTTGTAGACCCTAGACAAACTGATATGTTCCAGTCATAACACAAAACATCCTGAGCATGATGTAAAACTGCTCTTTTTTTGTATTTTTTTTATTTTTATATTTTTTTATATTTCTGTGCACGTAGGTAGTTTGTGCACGTAAGTAGTTTTTTTATAACTTTGTGCACGTTGGTAGTTTATTTTTATTATATAGTGTGCACGTAGGTAGGTAAATCGCTTAAGTTCTGTAATATGTGAGTATATATGTAAGTAAAATCATTCCCTTAATTATACTATATTATATAAGCCAATTAATAAACCACAACCCCCACACACAACCCCCCAAAAAAGATTTAATTTTTTTTTAATTATTTTGGAACTTTTTTTAATACTAGGAGTATAGTATATATAACAATTAATTAGGAGTTTTTGAGATGAAAATAATAAAAGATAAACGAACATTAAACGCAATAAAAAGAGCGGGATTTATTAAAGAGCCTAGATATTGTAGCTTTCCAAGAGTAGACGAAACACAAAGAAAATATTCTATTTTTGGATTCAGCTTTAATAATAAGCAATACAAGTTTAAATATTTTGAAGGGAATTTTTATCCTTATTTAATAGAGGTATAAAATAATTAAAAAAACTTTGGAACTTTCCGCAAATCGGAGAGTATAACAAGAAACAAAACAAAAAAAATGGAGTAAAAAATGGAACAAGTAAATAGTACAGAAATTAAGTCAGGTTTTGGAAGTGATAGAAAACCTGTGAAGGCACGTCTTTGGGATGGTGAAGGGTTATCCTCTTGGCAAAAAATGGAGGTATGTGAAAACACAGACGAAGGAAGGAATATAATAAGCATTGGCAGAGTTGAAGACGTTTCAAATAAAAGAGATGCGAAATTATTTTTTCTACTTGAAGACATACCCTCATTAATTGCAACACTTACAAAAGTTGCAGAGGATTCACAAAAGACAGAGTTTCAAAATCAAATTGACTGGCAAGTAAACCAACTAAAAAAAGGACTATAAAATATGAGAACATTTGACAAATACAAACAAAACCTCAGAGCGACAGACGATTCTGTATACAGCTATGAAACAAGAGTGGCAGAGATAGACCACAAAAACAGAACAATTACACCGCTCGGATGGTGGTCTGTAACAACATCAAAGCACATAAACTATGTGGGTTCTGAGTACGGATACAAAGTACAGAAAGTAAACTAACTTACAGAAATTAAAGGGGGTGTGTAATGCATCCCCTCTAGGAGAAATAAAATGAATTTTGAATTATTTAATATAAAATTAGGAATGTACGAAAGCGAAATAGTCAATTATAAATATGTATATCATATTACTAGCGTAAAAGAAACCATAGAGGACAACCCTAATATTTTCGTAGAAAATGGAGGGAGTTGGGTATTTGTACCAACATTTTAGGAGAACTATGAAAACTATAAAATTACATATTGATAACAAAGTATATAGAAGATTGAAAACCTCATTGATTGCTAAAGCAATGGGTGATTCATACGGTAGCTTTACAGATATTTTTGCAAGGAAAGTAGTAAAATTATTGGAGGAGGGTGTAGAAGAATACACCATAGAATTTAAAAATAAGGAGAAAAAATGAGAAGATTTAAACACCTATCAAATAAAGAATTGGTAAAAGTAATTAATGAAAGATATGCAAACGGCTTAAACGATGATGATTATGTAAAAGAATTATTTAGAAGAAGAGACAAACAAGGATTTAAAGTAGTTCCCAAATGGGATACATACGAAATAATAGAAAAATAAATGGGAACTTTATTTTAAGAGTGTAGTATAATAAGTAAACAAACAATAAAAGGAGCAGTAACAAATGAGTAATAAATATAATGGATGGACAAATTATGAAACTTGGAATTTTAATTTGTGGATCACAAACAACGAGGGAGATTATAGACACGCTTTAGAACTTACAAAGGATTCTATAAATAAGTATGAGTTGTCTAAAGACCTTGAAGAGTGGGCAATGGATATGGCTGATGATGTATTGAGTTCGTATGAATATACACATGGTTTTATAAACGATGCCGTAAATAGTTATATAAAAGAGGTCAATTTCCATGAGGTAGCTGAACATTTGTGGGATGAGATACATGATGAGGAGGAAGAGTAATGCACATGATAATAAGAAACATAGTCTACGCTAATTCTGGAAATGAGGCGATTTCCAAAGCTAGAAATAACATGGATAACCTATGCGAAGGACAGTATCCATTTGATTACTACGATACTTTTGATAAAGGTGGTACTTCGTATTGGGGCGATAGGTTACAACCCGTATCAGAGATAAACACCGCAGAAGGGCGTAAATTGGTGGTAGATGGATGGAGAAATACATTAAGGGATATGAGGTATCACTTACAGGAGATACGCAAGATTACAGAAAATAAGAGCGATCTAGAAATCATACAATCTCTGAAAGAAAATCATCTTCAGCACCACTATTATTCTATTGGAATGTATCAAGGTTCAGGAGTGTGGATGTATGATACTGATGGTGAAGGGATAAAGTCTAGGAATCATTTAAACAATGCATTAACCAAGTGGGGTGGTATAGATATTACAGAAGAAGAAAGAGATCAAAAGGTTTTTGTAGTACCCGCAGATGTACATTATTAAGGAGGTGTATGATGAAAGAAACAAGAACATGTAAAGGGTGTAATGTCAGTATGGATTTATCAGAGTTTGCTAAGACGGGTATGTTTGACAAGTCGGGTAATCCATACAGAAGG